CAACGTAGCGGCCTTGCTTCAAGCACATCTCGCAGAGCGGATGCTTGTGGACGTAGCGTGTGCGGATGCGCTGCCAGGACCTGCCGTATCGTTTGCCGGTCGAGTAGCCGCGCGTGAACTTCTCGTAGTGCTTCTCCATCAGAGCCTTGTGCTCCGGGCAGTACTGTTCGCCGTCCTCGCACAGGTTCGGGCAGTCCTGGTAGCGGCAGGGCCGCTTCGGTTTCATTGGCATAGCCTGCCGCCTCCCTTCGAGCAAAAGAAAAGCCCCGGAAGGGTTGCCCTCCGAGGCTTGTGCAACGGCTGTGCTCCAGCCGTCCATTACAGTATTCTCATACTATCATTTTACGCTCTGTGGCTTTGAACACAACTGAACTGGGGTGAACTCGACTGAACTCAGCTGAACTCTTTCAGAACCGTGTCGAGTTCCTGCAGTGCGCGTCCGTGCAGCTTGTAGATCCACCGTTCCGTGTAGAACATCGACTGCGCGATCTCCTCCCAGGTCTGGTTCCTGAAGTACCTGGCGATAAGGATGGTCTGGCATTCCGGGTCGGGTATCATTCCTATGCGTTCGAGGGCTTCGGTTTTCTCTTCGCGCAGTGCGGCTTCGTCGCTGCGGATCTCGTCCTCGAGTTCCAGCATCTTCATCACCATGTTCTCGATGCGGGATGTGTTGCGCGGGGGTGCCTTCGGCATGTCTGAGATGACGGGAGAGGCCGGGCTGCAGGCTATGTCCCGCAGGGCTGCGAGGCGCTCCTTCTTTGCCTTGATGTTTGCTTCGGCTCGTCCGAGCTGCCGCAGGTATTCTTTAGCGTTCACGGGCGTCTGCCTCCTTTCTGAGTCTTTCGAACAGTGCCGGGCCGTCTGCGTCGCTGAGTGTCATGAACCACTCGGAGTGGAAGAAGTCGTGCAGTTCGTTTATCCCGGTCAGGATGTCCTTCCTTTTCTCGTCCCATTTCTGCCAGCTGGGGTTCTCGCCGGTGCCGCGCCATCTGACGGGCTCGTTTCCGAGGTGGCGTTTCAGCTGTCTGCGGGCTGTGAGGTAGTCTCTGGCGGCCTGGATGATGATGGCGTTCGCCAGCCTCTCGTATGGGTCAGTGTCCATGGGCGGTCACCTCCCTGCAGTCGGTTGTGAATCGCCGGATCTTGTATCCCTTGCGCTTTGCCCGGTCGTATTCGGCTTTCATGCCGGCTGACAGTTCCACGCCGAATATCCAGACCTCGTCGCACTTGTCCATGAGGATGTTTCCGAAGAACAGGCCGAGACGTCGTTCGTCCGGGTTCTCGTCATGGAGGAACTGCGTGAAGAGGAGGTGCGATGCGACGGGAATGTATCCGCTCATTGCAGCGAACCGGCAGTAGTCGCGTGCGGAGATGATGTTGTTCATGACGTCTCCGGCGTATTTGCTGCAGATGTAGACCATGGGACGGTATTGTCTTCCGTGTTTTTCGCGTTCGATTCCTGCGAGGGCTTTTCCGGCGGTCGGGTCGGCGTAGCCTTCAAAGTTCCTGTATGTCATACCGTCACCTCCAGTTCCGTGATCTCAATTTCGATGCCGGCTCCGTTGTCTGTCCAGCGTTTTTCGACCGTCTCCTTCACGACCTGTGCGTCGTCCTTCCAGAATCCGCATTTCGTCATGCAGTCCTTGAGGAGTTTCTCGATGTTGTCCGTGTCGGGTCGGGTGACGCGCCACGTTCCGGGCTTGTGCGACCTGCCTGCCGGGTAGAGCCATGCGGCGTGCAGGAAGAGCGGCCCTTCGAGCGGTTTCTCCGGCGCGTGTTTTACGAGCGCTCCAAGGAGGAGTCGCTTCGCCTGTTTGACGGCGGCAGGTTCATAGAACACGGGTCTGCCGTTTATGATGCTTACTTTTTTCATCTGTGCCGTCGCTGTGGGCGGCTCTATGTCCAGGAAGAATTTCATATGGGTACCTCGTTTTTCTGTTTTGCGGTTTGTCGGAGGAACGATTTTTGAGGAAATCCCGCGCGTCCCGGTTTCGTGGTGGGGGAAGGCAGGCTTTCAGGCCTTCCCCACACCCGGAACCGTTGCGGAAGCAAGGTATTTATATAAGGCGGTTTTCCTCCACTCGGAGGAGCGTCCTTTCTGCGCTTTTCTTCCGCAAGAGGGAGAGGCGGTCATTTCTCGTTCTTCCGTGTGCTGTCGATCCGGATGACGACGCCGCGGTCGTTCCTGTAGGTGTCCGGGAGTTCCTTCAGCCTGTCCCGGACGCAGCGTTCGGAAAGGCCGAGGTATTCGGCGAGGTCGCTTACGCGGACCGGCTGGTTGATGGAGCAGGCGTCGTAAGCGGTGTTGATCTCGTCTGCCCGCTGCTGCGGTGTCGTGTAGCGGCTGCTTTTCGTCAGGTTCCCGATCGGGCTGCCTTCCGCGCCGAGTCCGTCCAGTTCCCCGGTGTCGTCGAGCCTGTGCACCGGGTATTCGAACCAGAAGTTCACCGGCCTGATGTTCGCGAACTCGCGCAGCGAGGATTCGAGCCGCCATGCGGTCGCGTTCCCGTCGCGCACGTTGTTCTTCAGGTCGTCGGTCAGCTCGAGCTGGATCATGTCGAGCTGTGCGTCCGGGTCGCGTGCGAATACGCCGGAGCCTGACGCACGGTCCATGGCCTTCTTTGCTCCCTGCGCGCCCTTCGAATGATGATGGCAGTAGATGGTCGAGCAGCCTGTCTCGGTGCATATCTTGTCGAACTGGTTGCAGAACGCTCCCATTTCCGAGGCGTTGTTCTCGTCGCCGGTGATGACCTTGTAGATCGGGTCGAGCACGATTGCGTCGAGGTGCTGGTCGCGCACCCTGCGGATCAGCTTCGGCACGAGCTGGTCGAGGGGAACGGCGTGACCGCGCAGGTTCCAGATCACGATGTCGTCCGAATGCTTCATGGGCAGTCCGAGCGCCTCGTATATCTTGAGGAACCGGTTGATTGCGCTTGCCGGGTCGATTTCGAGGTTCACGTAGAGGACGCGTCCCTTGCGGCAGTTGAAGCCGAGCCATGGTCTGCCTTCTGCGATGGCAATGCACAGCTCCATGAGGAGGAAGGATTTCCCGGCCTTCGACGAGCCGCTGATCAGCATCTTGTGGCCGCGGCGCAGGATTCCCTCGATGAGCTCCTCGGGGAGCTGCGGCGGGTTGTCCTTGTATTCGCTGAGTGCGACCATGTCGGGCAGTTCGTCGCTGACGCCCTCGGCGAAGTCCATCCAGTCCACCCAGCTTTTCCTGCCGATGTTCGTTGCAACGAGGTACTGCCTGTTGCCGTTCCGGGTGACGCCCGGCATGCGGGACAGGCGGCTCGGATTGCGGTTCTGCTTGTCTATGGAGACGCCGTGCTTCTCGAGGAAGTCGTAGAGGTATTCCACGCGCTTCCTGTATTCCTCGTAGCTGTCTGCGTCGATGTGCACGATGGCGTGCAGGCTCTTCCCGCCGCTGTGGACGATGGCGGCTATCGGCAGTTCGAGCTTGCGGAAGAGGATGTCCTGCTCCGCGATGGGCAGGGTGTCGGATTCGACGAGTGCGTAGCGGAACTTCGTGACGTTCTCGTTCTTCACGCCGTCTCCGTCGAGCGGGTTGAAGCGTATCCATGCGCCGCAGTCCGGCTTCCAGTCTCCGACGGTTGCGCCGACGTCGTCCGGATGCTTCTTCAGGCTGTCGATGAGTTCTCCTGCGGTTCTGTCGTATACGCCTTTGCTGGGGAGCCACTTGCCGTCGGCGTTCTGCCACACGTCGCCCGTGACGTAGCCGACAATGTCGTCCCTGTCGAAGAGCAGCTCCAGATAGGTGGTCAGATCCTGCGCGGGATTCCACGGTTCGGTTGCGAATCCGTTGAAACCGTCCATGCCGTCGTACTCGATAGTGTCGTCCCAGTTCAATGCCTGGTCGCGGTCGGGGTGCGGCATCCAGCCGCGCTCCTTCGCCATCTGCACGATGGTGCCGCCTTTGACGGGCTTGCCGTTCCCGTGGAACCCGTCCCATTTCTTCTGGCATTCGCCGGGATGGTAGCGGTCGTCGTTCTTCGACCAGTCGTCCCAGATGGAGCAGGGGTACCCCTCCTCCTTCAAGGCCATGCCGACGGCTATCCATTCGGCGCGGGACAGCTGTGCAACGTCTATGGCGCTGAGCGCCGAGAGAATGTTGTTGTCCATGAAAACCTCCTATGGTCTGTATGTGTCCGGATCGATCCGGTAAGGGACTCTCCAGTGGTTGTCAGCGAGCTGTGAAATAAGGGAGCTTGCGTCCGTGAACGTCCAGGTTCCGACCTGCCGGAATCCGTATCGTTCCAGGCATCGGATCTGCTTGGGTGTCGCGAGTCCGAGCTCCTGGCGGCGTTTGAGCCTGTCGATGAGGAGCGAAGCGAGCCCCGCGTTCTGAATGCTCTCCGGGTAGATTCCCCGGTGTTCGAGGAAGGCGAGCTGCTTGTCCGTCGGCGGCGCCATTTCCCACGCGAAGGTGGGAACGTAGCTGGTCAGGTCCTCGGCGGCAATGCTGAGCGCGTACTGGATCGGGTCGACGAGCTTGCGCTTGCGTGCCCGCATCTCGGCGAGCTGCTTTGCAAGGGCGTTCTCACGCTCCGCGAGAACGTCGCGCTCCGCCTGCTGTTCGGCTTCGATGAGATCGATGCCGTCCCCGTCGTCCTGAATCTGTTTGTCGATCATTTCCGCGATTTTCTCGTCCCTGCTGATGAGCGCGGATGGTCTGCACAGGTCGTGCCGTGCGGAAAGCCACAGGAAGTCGAGGAGCAGAAGGTCCTCCTTGCCCGGAGACAGCCGCATTCCGCGTCCTACCATCTGCTGGTACAGGCTGCGGATTTTCGTCGGCCGGAGGATGACGATGCAGTCGACCGACGGGCAGTCCCAGCCTTCGGTAAGCAGCATGCTGTTGCACAGCACGTCGTATCTGCCGTTCTCGAAGTCCGCGAGGATCTCCGAGCGGTCGCCGGAGTTCCCGTTGACCTCCGCCGTGCGGAGTCCGACGTCGTTGAGCATCCGGCAGAACTTCTGCGATGTTGCGATGAGCGGAAGGAATACGACCGTCCTGCGTCCCCTGCAGTAGTGGAGCATCTCCTGTGCTATCTGTTCGAGGTACGGGTCGAGTGCGTGTCCGATCTCACCGGCGGCGAAGTCGCCGCTTGATATGCCCACATTGTTGATGTCGAGTTCGAGCGGGATCATCTGCGCCTTGACCGGGCAGAGATAGCCGTCGCGGATGGCGTCAGGCATGCTGTACTCGTATGCCTTGCTGTCGAAGTATTCGCCGAGGTTGCGCATGTCTCCCCGGTCGGGAGTGGCGGTCACGCCGAGGACGTTCGCCTGCGGAAAGTGCTCCAGAACGTGCTGGTAGCTGTCCGAAAGGCAGTGGTGCGCCTCGTCGACGATGATGTCCTGGTAGTAGTCCGACGGGAACCGGGCGAGTCTCTTTTCCTGTGCAAGCGACTGCACGGAGCCGACCGTCACCGGGACCCGGCTGCCGAGAGCAGTGGACTCCGCCTTCTCCAGCACGGAGTCAAGACCTGACGCCTCCCTGAGCTTGTCGGCCGCCTGTTCGAGGAGTTCACTGCGGTGCGCCATGATGAGCACGCGGTGCCCTCTGTTTACCTGGTTTTCTGCGACCGATGCGAAGACGACCGTCTTACCGCACCCCGTGGGGAGGACGAGGAGCGTTCTGCGCTGCCCCTCGTCCCATGCGGAAAGGATCGCCTGCTTCGCCTCGGCCTGGTATGGTCTCAGCTGAAACATGTCGCGCCTCCTTTAGAACGGAAGCTCGGAATCGTCGCCGGAGACCGTCATCCACTCGTCCTCTTCGGGGAAGAACTTCTCGTCGTAGTCGATGAACCTGTCCACGTCGTTCGCCTGACGTTCGTTGCCGTCACGGTCCGTGTATGTGCGCGGCTTGAAATGGGCGCGTCCACGGCTGCCGGTCACACGATTCCAGTCCATGACGAGCCTTTCACCGTGCTTCTTCTGGCCGATGCACCGGAAGAACGCGCTGATCTTCCATTCGAGGAGCCTGTTGAGAATAAGGTCGGTGTGGACGATGGCCGTGCCGTCGTCGGTCTGCACCTGCAGGGTGAGCGATGCCTTGTTGCAGGCGCTCATTTTCGCCGAGCCGGGAAAGCGTCCGCGCTCGAAACCCGTGACCGTGAAGTTGTAGTCGCCTTCGGGAAGGATGATAAACTCCTGGCCGTCGTTCTCAATGGCGTCGTTCCAGTCCATTCCCGCGTTCTGATTGCTGTTCATGTAATCTGCCATGATTGAAGATCCTCCTTAATCAAGATGCGTGTGGTCTGCGTTGATGAGCTTCAGGATCTGGTTCCAGTGCCTGAGAACCCATTTCGTGATGAACTCCTCGTGGTATTCCGCAATGGGAACCGAGATGTCGTAGTGTCCCTTGGATGCGACGACCTTCTGCACGTCGGCGTCAGTGACGTTCGCCTCCGCCATGAGGCTGCGGAGCCGGTCGAGCGGCGTCGCCTGACCGGGCGCAGGATCGGCCGGTTCTGCCGATGCCTTCCGGGCCGGCTTTTCGTAGAGCTTTGCAATGTTCCGGTAGTCGAGGTCGACCACCTCGGGGAGCGGTTCACGGGTCTTGGCGTCCCACGCGGGGTGGTGCGTCGTGTAGATGACGCGCTTGCCTCCCTGTGCCTTCGCCGTGTTTGACTCCGATGTGACCACGAAGGTCTGGTAGTTGCAGAAGAAGAGGAAGTCCGCCCATTCCTTTAGGAGCGGTGCGACCTGCTTGCTGAGCTTGAGCTCCCAGCGGTCGTACGCGCCCATCTCGTCGGGCTGTTCGAACTTGCGCATCCTGGCGTGCGCCGTGATGACCACGTGGATTCCCGCGGCGATCACCTTGTCGCAGGCGGCGAGGAGCTTTGAGAACTCCTCGGCGAGGTAGGTGTAGCCCTTGCCGTAGCCGAACGATTCGATGCTGCTCTGCTTGTACTTGTTGCAGACGTATGTGATGACGAGCTGCTCCGCCCAGTCCGCGGTGTCGATGACGAGCGTCCTGCAGATGCCCGGCGTCGCCGCGACTTCGTCCACATCTGCGAGGAGTTCCTCCCATGTCTGCGGTTTGTCGATGCGTCGCACATCCATGTGGGCTGTGCCGCCTTCGGTGTCGATGATGAGCGGGTCCGGGTAGCGGGCGGCGAGGCTTGTCTTGCCGATGCCCTCCGGACCGTAGATGACCGTCTTCTGGGCGCGGTCGATTCTGCCCTTTGTGATGTTCAGCATTTTCGGTTCATTCCTTCCTATCTGAGCTGGCAGGAGTAGTCCTCGACGACGGTGACGCCCGGCACCTTCGCTCCCGCGTTGATGAGTTTCCTGACTTCCGTCTTTGCGACTTCGGGTTCGGGGATGCGGTAGCATTCCGGGTGCTTGTTGCGTTTGAGCCACCGGACCGCCTTCGCCGCGTCGGATACATCCACGTGGCTTGTCTTCCGGTAGGAGAAGGTCGCCACGTCGAGGTCGGTCTTCCGGCCGGCGCATTCCCGGTCGAGGATGTGCATCAGGCGCTCCTGTTTGCGTGCGATCCGTTCGCGCCGTTTCCTGAGCCTTGCCTCCTCGGCCTTGAGAGCCGCCTCCTCGGAGCGGAGGTTCAGGATGAGCTTCGCCAGCCAGGAGAGTATGGAGTGACGCTCCATCTGCAGGCTGTCGATCTGGCTCTGGATGCTGTCGATGTCGCACAGGATTTCGCCGGTCTCCTCGTCGAACTCGATCTGGTCGGTCAGGCGGAGGATTTCAGTGTTGATCTCGTAGAGCTTCATCCGTGTCCTCCTTCATTTCTCTGATGGCCAGTTCCTCGACGCTGTCTCCCGGCACGATGACGGTGACGTGCCTCTTGTCTCCGAGCAGGAAGCGGAGCATCCGTTCCCTGACGGTCAGGCTGCGCACGGCGGCGATTCCGTCGTCCTTCGGTTTCCGTGCGACGCTGATGGTGAGTGCATGTTTCATGTGCTGTTACCTCGCTTTCTTCGTATGCACGAGGGAGGCGGGATTGCCTCCTTCGCTATACGGACATTCCGAGGGTGTTTTGATGGGGTGTCTGTCAGAAAAACTTCTTGAATTTTTTCCGTGCGGATTCGATGGACTCGTGGACGGTCTTGAAGTCCTTTCCCTCCCGGCGTGCGATTTCGCGCTCCGACAGGCCGCCGGCGAGCATGAGGATGCGCCGCTGCTGGATTGCAGTGAGATGAGAGAAGGCGCGGCTTATGCGTTCGTGCAGTTCCTCCTGCCTGAGCTTCTCCGCCGGATCGTCATCCTGCGTGCCGTATTCCGTGCCTTCGTAGAGGATCGCGTCGAGCGACCAGCAGTGGCGGCGCTCCTTCCTGTCCGCCGATTCCTCGGCGGTGCGGGAGCCGATAATCATGGTGCCGAGCTCTTCGCTGACCTCGACTTCGGACGTGGTTCCGTCCGCGAATTCGTAACTTACCTTCATTTGAGAAGACCTCCATTCGTGCTGGGAATGGAGGCTTCTCACGGCGTCCGCGTCTGAAAAAGGGCGCAGGAATACTGACCGCAGTCCGCTGATGGAGATGAAGTCTCCATTCCGGGATTGCGGCGTTTCTGCTCATCGGATCGCCGTCACATGTTCAGTTGTCCGCCCTGAGGCGTGAGCCGCCGTCGATCACTCGGCGCGCCATGGGGACGGGGTGGAATCCGCCCGTTCAGCGGACTCCGGATGCGATTCGGCATACGTCCTTATCGCAAACATAAAATTTGACTTCTGAACAGGATTGTGGTAATATTAATTGCGTATGACTGCGCTTTCACGCACCTGCTCCCGGAGCCGCCTTTAATATACGAAATCGAGACTTTCGATCTGGGGATGGTTTGGTACGGCATGGTACGGCGTGGTACAAAAATCCGAGAGAGGAGGGGCCGGCATTGGAATTCAAGACCTTGTTCCAGATTTTGAAAAAGCACCTGTCCGATGGTCATGATGTGCCCTACTTCTTCCGCGATCTTATGGCCATGCTGACAGAGGTCTCCGAGGATGAATGGGGAACATCAAAAGATCCATCGCAGGAAGGAAAAGACAAGTCGTTGCGCAGCTATGCGAAGCGAGGCCTTCCGAAGAAGTCGGCGCAGACCATCGTTTACAGGCTCACTCCGGAGAACACCATCGAAAGCATCAACAGCCATGGTGAAGCACAGCGACGGCTGCTTGCCGAAGATCTGAGAGGCTACGACCCGGACATTGATGCAGACAACGTTGCCGAGAAGGTGACGGACTGGCTGGTTGAAATGATCCAGGTCTCCGCCGGGCTCGTTCCGCAGGACGAATTGACGAAGCAGAAACAGCAGCAACTTGATGCACAGTTGAAAAGCAGGTACGGAGACTATCTGCTTGCAGAAGAGGAAAACCACTGTGCATTTCCCGGGTGCGGGCGCGAACTTGTGCTGACTAAGGGTGGCAAAATCTCCTACGCATACGAGGTAAGCCTGATCGATAAAACCGCGCCGGCAACTCCTGAAAATCTTCTGGCAATGTGTCCGCAGTGCCACGCAACCTACCTGCTTGATTCCAACAAGAAGCTGTGCAAGGAGCTGAAGATGACGAAGAAGCTCCTCTCTGCACATCAGCAGAGCACAAAACTTCTCAGCGGCCTGCCTCTCGAGAAGGGAATCATCGGTGTCATCAGCCGCATCCGCAAGCTCGGAGAAAAGGAACTGTCCGGCGCAACATACGAACCGGTCGAACTGAAGAGGAAGATCAGCCCGGCAACCGACATGGCCTTGTACACGACCGTCAGTCTCTACGTCACGACGTACTACAAGAGCATTCGCGACATCATGGTCAGCGCCGACAAGCGCGGTCTGATTGACTACGACGAGGTGCAGGATCAGATGCACGCCTTCTACAGGAAACTGAAGAAGGCCGGCAAATCGAAGCTGGAGATATTCACGGAGATCAGCGAGCGCATTCACCGCGTCACCCTGCAGGAGGATCTGTTCTGCCAGATAGTCGTGGCGTTCTTCATAGAGAAATGCGAGGTTTTCGATGCAGATGCCCAATAAGCTCTATTCCTACAGTGAAAGCACACTTGCCCTGATTCCAGCGGTCCTCGAACGTCTGAAGCAGGGCGCTGTTCCCGTGAAGGAGCTGTTCACCGGCATGCGCGGCGCGCTGAGCGATCCGTCGGATTTCCTTTCCGTCATGGACTGCCTTTATGCACTGCGTGCCGTGGATATCAACGATGAAGGCGAGGTGTACTCATGCTTGTGGAAATGACGTCCCCGGTGTTCCGGGAAAAGGGAAATCCCCGTCCGCCGATCCGCTTCAAGAAGGGTCTGAACGCGGTGCTCGGCAAGAACGACGGCGAGAACTCCATCGGCAAATCATCAGCCCTGCTCGCCATCGATTTCGTATTCGGCGGAGACACTTATCTTGAAAGCGACGGCGTGAAGCACATCGGCGCACACACCATCTACTTCACCTTTGAATTCGAAGGGAAGCCGTACCACTTCGCCAGAAACACGTCATCGGCTGACGAAATTCAGGTCTGCGACGAAAGCTACAACCTGACGGGCACCGTCTGGAAGAAGCATGAGTTCTGCGACTGGCTGCAGAAGCAGTACCACATCGACTTCGCGGGACTTTCCTTCCGCGAAGAGGTCAGCAGCTTCTTCCGCATCTACGGCAAGGAGAATCTCAACGAACGCAGACCATTGCAGGGACTTCCCGGCGAGAGCATGCAAAGGTCAATCGACGTCCTCGTCAAGCTCTTCGACCGGTACAAGGACATCGAAGCCTTCAGCACAGAGCTCGAGGAGCAGAAAAAGAAGCTCTCCGCATTCAAGGAGGCACGACGGTACCGTTTCGTCCCCGACCTCGTCGGCGGGAAAACGCAGTACGAGGAGAACCTGGCGAAGATACGTTCACTGGAAACCGAACTGGACAACCTCGTCACGGAGACCACGGAGATCCGTGACACGGAAGATATAGAAAAAGTCCGCCTCAAGTCACAGCTCGATGCCGAGAGGCTGAGACTTGAAACGGACATACAGACGAAGCAGCGGCGGCTCACACTTCTCGACATGAGCCTTGAATCCGGACTGTACCCGACGGAGGCGGACCTGTCCGCTCTGCAGGAGTATTTCCCGCTGATGAACATCAGGAAACTGTACGAGGTGGAACGCTACCACCGCAAGCTCGCGAAGATACTGGACAACCAGTTCTCCGTTGAAAAGGAGCAGGTGCAGGGAGAGATATCCGCCCTGCAGGAGCAGCTGCAGAAGGTACGGAATCAGATAAAGGAGCTCGGATTCGTCGGGAACGTATCGAAGGAGTTCCTCGACCGGCATTCCGAACTCAAGGGAAGAATCGACGCGCTCAAGGCGCAGAACGATGCCTGGCTGACGCAGCAGGATCTGCAGGACGCGAAGAAGCATGCGGATGACACGCTCAAATCGGCGATAACAAGCATCCTTGCGGATATAGAGCGTGACGTCAACGCGAAGATGAAGCAGTTCAACGACTCCCTCTACTCCGATGTACGCAAGGCTCCGCGGCTGCATTTCAACAGCTACAACAGCTATACGTTTGAAACGCCGGACGACACGGGAACCGGCACGAACTACAAGGGCATGGTACTGTACGACCTTGCCATTCTGTATCTGACGGCGCTTCCCGCCATAGCGCACGACTCGCTGATTCCGAAGAACATCAGCAACGGAGCCATCGACGGCATCATGAGGATATATGCGGGAACAGACAAGCAGGTGTTCATCGCCTTTGACAAGCAGGACTCCTACCCGGAGGGCACACGGAGGATACTGGCGGACAACATGGTGCTGAAACTTTCCGACAACAATTCCGAACTGTACGGAGAGTCGTGGAACAAAGAGGAAAGCAAATGAAAAGAAAAATGAGCTACAAGAAACTGTGGAAACTGCTGATAGACAGGGACATGAAGCGCACAGACCTCCGCAAGGACGCAGGAATCAGCTCATCCTCCCTCGCCAAGCTCGGCAAGGACGAGAACGTCACGACCGATGTGCTCCTCCGCATATGCAACACGCTTGACGTCGACCTGAACGATATCGCGGAAACCGTACAGGAAGAAGAGGAAACCTTGGAAACAGGAACCGTCGCCAGACGGAGCCATGGCACGTCACACAGAGGCGCGTCCATGAGCCGGGTGGACTGACTGTCCATGCCGCATGCTATTGAGCGGTGAAGATTGTGAGGAAGAAGTATGCCACAGGCAGATAAGCAGAGCACGTACAATTTCATAGACCTCTTCGCGGGAGCCGGAGGCCTGTCCGAGGGATTCCTCCAGGCAGGCTTCCGTCCGGTTGCGCACGTCGAGATGAACGAGTACGCCGCGAAGACGCTCGAAACCCGCAGCGCATACTACTATCTGAAGAACACAGGCAACCTCACCCTCTACAGGAAATACCTCTCCGGGAAAATCAGCCGCGACGAGTTCATGAAGCAGATTCCCGCCTCCGTCACGAAAACCGTCATCAACGAGACACTGTCTGACGAAACCCTCCCCGCCGTCTTCAAGACCATCGACGGCATCATGAAGATACGCGGCATCGAGAAGATAGACGTAGTCGTCGGCGGCCCGCCGTGCCAGGCTTACTCCCTCGTAGGAAGAGCTCAGAGCAGCCATATGGAGACTCCGATGGAGGAAGACCCGCGCAACTACCTCTATAAGCTCTACGCACGATTCCTCAAGAAATACCAGCCGCGCATGTTCGTCTTCGAGAACGTGACCGGCATTGAATCCGCCCAGGGCGGCACCATCTGGAAAAACCTGCAGAAGTACCTCAGGCGCGTCGGATACAAAATCGAGTGCCATGAGCAGAATGCGCAGGACTTCGGGGTGCTCCAGAACCGGAGGAGAATGATCATCGTCGGATGGCTCAAGAACAGCGACCTGGCATATCCGGACTTCGTGGTCAAAAAGTCCGTGGCCGTGGTGAACGACCTGTTCACTGACCTTCCGGAACTCCATCCCGGTGAAAGCAACAACACCTACTCGAAGAAAAAGCCGAGCAGCTACGTGACCGAAACCGGCATCCGCACGAAGGACGACGTCCTGACCCTGCAGAACTGCCGGCCGAACATCGACCGCGACATAAAGATATACGAAAGAGCCATAGAGCTCTGGAATGACGGGCACAAGCGTCTCAACTACAACGACCTGCCCGAGGAACTGAAGACGCACAAGAACCGCCACTCCTTCACCGACCGCTTCAAGGTCGTTGAGGGAGACGAACACTGCTGCCACACAATACTGGCGCACCTTTCCAAGGACGGCCACTACTTCATCCACCCGGACATCAGGCAGCACCGTTCCATCACCGTGCGTGAGGCGGCGCGCATACAGTCATTTCCGGACAGCTACTACTTCGAAGGACCGCGTACATCGCAGTTCGTGCAGATTGGGAACGCTGTGCCGCCGCTGATGGCAAGAGGCATCGCCGAGGGAATTTTCGCACAGCTTCACGGGGAGGACGCAGATGGAAAGCAGTGAAAACGGAAACCTGCTCCTCGAGCAGTACGGCAGGTTCAAGCGTATGGAACTGGAGAAATCACCGTTCCACTTCCTCCTTGCGAACGAGTCCCACATCGATCCGAACCCGCACCAGATCAACGCGTTCTGCGCCGCAATCGACGCCATGAAGACAGGCGGCATGGTGCTTGCTGACGAGGTCGGACTCGGAAAGACAATCGAAGCCGGGCTCGTCCTGCGCTACATGCTGGAATCCGGAGCAAGGACGGTGCTGATTGCGCTCCCGGCATCCCTGCGCAAGCAGTGGGAACTGGAGCTCGAGGAGAAGTTCGACCTGAAACCCGTAATCCTGGACAGGCTCACGGTTGAGCATGACGCAGAGGACTGGCACAAGAAACTCGCCGACAGACAGAGCGTCCGGATTGTCATCACATCCTACGACTATTCGGGAAAACTGATGAAACGCTTCCCGGATGTGAAGTGGGACTTCCTCATCATCGACGAGGCGCACAACCTGCGCAACCTGAATGGCACGAAACGCGCTAAGCGTCTGTTCGGGCTGTCCGGCGGGATACCGAAGATCCTCCTGACAGCCACACCGCTGCAGAACTCGCTCATGGACCTGTACGGTCTGGTCTCCTTCATCGATCCGAGAATCTTCGGCTCGGAGAAGGTGTTCCGCCAGCGGTACATAAAGGATGAAGACTACGACGATTTGAAGCGCGAGCTCACTCCCGTCCTGTACAGGACGCTTCGTAAAGACGTGGCAGGCTACATGCACTTCGTGAAGCGTATCTGCAAAACCGTGGATTTCGAACTGTCGCGGGACGAGATAGAACTCTACGAACGTGTGAACCTGTTCCTCAAGAGGGATGTCCTGTACTCGATACCGACATCCAACCGGGCGCTGATCATCCTCGTCATCCGCAAGCTCATGGCTTCATCCAGCTTCGCCCTGATCGAGACATTCGAGGTGCTGAAGAAGCGGCTCGAAAAGCTGTATGAAGGCACGAAGTCGGCGGACGCGCAGGAGGGCTTCGACCTCTTCTGGAGTTTCGTCGAGGACGAGATCGACGAATCCGGCTTCGAAGAGACCGAGGACGAGGACACTGCCACACAGAAGGCATACATTCAGGCGGAACTGGACGAGGTCAACGCCATCATCGAAGTGGCGAAGCGCATAAAGACGAACTCGAAGGTCACCGCGCTCAAGCAGGCGCTTGAAATCGGATTCTCCTACCAGCGCGACCACGGCATAGCGCAGAAAGCCGTCGTGTTCACCGAGTCGAAGCGGACACAGAAATACATCGCCGAAGAGCTCAGGAAATCCGGGTACAGCGAGGAAGACATCCTTCTGTTCAACGGAGGATTCGACGATGCCATGTCGAAGGAAATATACCAGGCGTGGCAGGCGAAGAACTACGGAAACGCGAACTACGGAAGAAGCGTCGAATACAAGCACGCCATCGTTGACTACTTCCGGGAGAACGCGAAGATACTCATATGCACCGACGCCGGCTCGGAAGGTCTGAACCTGCAGTTCTGCAACACGGTCATCAACTACGACCTGCCGTGGAACCCGATGAAGATCGAGCAGCGAATCGGCCGCTGCCACCGCTACGGGCAGCAGAACGACGTGGTCGCCATCAACCTGCTGAATACGCAGAACGAGGCGGATAAGCGCGTCTACGAGATACTCTCGGAGAAGTTCAAGCTTTTCGAGGGCGTGTTCGGAGCCTCCGACATTGCAATCGGAGCCCTGGAATCCGGCACGAGTTTCGAGAAGACGGTGCTGGACATCTATCAACGATGCAACACGGCTGCTGAATTCAAGAAAGAGTTCAACAAGCTGAACAGAAAGCTGGATGCAAAGCGCGACAAGAAAGCGCAGAAGCTCCGCGACATTCTGGTCACGGAAAGCAGCGGCGCAAAGAAGCAGGCACTCGAAGGCACGAAGAAGGACATCGACCGCTACCTGCAGCAGGTCGACTACTGGAGCAAAGTCGCGCAGCCGGAGGTGTTCCGGGACGTCCAGTACTGGAAGGTCGACGGCTGGGGTGAACAGAACATTGGCGCACACGGATACCTGTTCCTCGGCGCGATGTGCAACAATGCGGACATCCTCTTCCCTGTGCTTCTCATGTGCGACCATGAAGGCAGGTATGTCGACTTCGAGGAGGACGACCTTGTGCCGGAACTGGAGAAGATCGACGACTCAGACGTGCGGTATTTCACGCCGACTGATGAGGAAAACGCGCTGTTCCAGAGAACGTACCAGAACCTCGTCTCCGAGATGCTGGACAAGCTCGACAGGCAGTCAGAGCCGGTACGGGAATACAACCGGCGCAAGATCGAGAACTGGATACGCATCCAGAACGAACAGCTTGTCGTGCAGTACCAGGAGATGAGCGCGGAAATCGAGGAACTCCGCGAACAGGAAAGAGCCTCGAATAATTTCTACGAAAAGATAGACATCAGGAAAAAGTCGGAGCAGAAGGAAAGGAAACTCGAGGCGTTCCAGGCATCGTTCCATGAACAGGACACCCGGTTCAGAGCCGAGGGCGAGCGGGAAATCAGGGAGTTCAACGCCAGCCTTGAGATTGACAATCCCATCCTTCTGATCAGCGTTGTACTGAAGTTTTAGGAGATAGAGATATGCAGAAAAAAGGAAAACTCGAGCTGACCTGGGTCGGCAAATACGATGAGGAGAAGCCGGTCGAGCCGCGCATCCTCCGGGAAGATCCGGAGAAATCCTACGGCGACCCGGACAGCGAGAATATGCTCATCCACGGCGACAACCTGATCGCGCTCCAGGCGCTGCAACAGGACTTCGCCGGGAAAATCAAATGCATATACATCGATCCGCCGTACAACACGGGAAGTGCATTCGAGTATTACGATGATGATGTGGAGCACAGCATATGGCTTTCTTTAATGAGAAAACGTCTTCTGCTATTACACAGCCTTTTATCGGATGACGGTTTTCTCTGTTGTCATATTGATGATTCCGAAAGCCATTATTTGAAAGTGGTTCTGGATGAAATTTTTGGAAGATCAAATTATCTTACGACAATGTATATTCGTGTTCGTTATCCAGATAAAACACTGAAATCGGACATGGATTTTCATAAGGAAATAGAACAGGTTCTCGTTTACAGAAGGACTCCTGAAGCAACACCTAATTTCGATTATGATGAAGTTGGATATGACAAATTCATATATGCGATAGAGGAAAAAGGGTCTGGAAGAGAAATAACTTTAGGCGGGAAAAGAGTTACAGTCTTCAGTAAGGAAGAATACAAAGTGATAAAAAAATCTGAAGGTGATGAATATGGACTAAAGGAAATATGGGCTACAGGGACAATTTTAGATGGTAATTCATCTGGAAGGTTTTTCAGAGATTATCTTAATGGTCGATATGAAGAGGATGGCTACGGAGTTCTTTATAAAGTTTATGGGATAGGTGACGACAGATATGATTACAGGTATTTCACCGGCCCAAAAAGACAAGGAGCTACAAAGGGTAAGTATTATCAGGGCGTGCCAATTGACAAATTAGAATCCGAAAAAATAGAAAGGAAAAAGCCTATAGGCAGCTTTTATGACCTTGCGGGTAGTTTCGGTAATTGCCGACATGAAGGAGGTGTTGAATTCCGAAGTGGGAAAAAACCAGAGGCTTTAATTGAGATGATAATACGATATTTCTCGAATAAAACCGATTGGGTGCTTGATTCATTTTTGGGAAGCGGCTCCACGACAGCGACAGCGCATAAAATGCAACGCAGATGGATAGGAATTGAGATGGGTGATCATGCCTACACACTTTGCAAGACACGCATGGACAATGTAATAAATGGAGATGAAACGGGCATTTCACAAAAAGTGGGATGGCAGGGCGGCGGCGGTTACCACTTTTACGAACTTGCGCCGAGCCTGCTTGTGAAGAACGATAAGCTGCCGGTCTACCAGATCAACCCGACATACACGTTCGAGATGCTGTGCGAGGCAATCTGCAAGATCGAGGGATTCAAGTACAGGCCGCAGGACGTCTTCCACGGACATTCCTCGGAGAAGCGGTTCATCCATGTGACCACGGAGTTCGTCAACGCGGAGTACATCCGCTCTCTGTCGCAGCACCTGGACGAGGGGCAGTCTCTCCTGATCTACGCTACGAAGATCCAGTCAGACATGATGCTGCCGGACAACATCGAAGTGAAGAAGATTCCGAAGGATCTCCTGGACAAGTGCAATTTTGAAAGCGAGGTGCGGTAAATGTCAGGAACGGTATCGAAAATCAAATACGCCATGAGCCTGAGAACGCCGCAGGAGGAAGCTCTCTCTTATCTCGACGCCATCAGCACCCACTGCGACTACAAACGCGACGACAAGGAAACCGTGGAGGCCGCCGCGTCCGAATACAGCGAGAACAACCGGAAGGTCAGGACGAAGTTCGACTTCCCGTCCTTCTGCTACGCCATGGCCACCGGCATCGGCAAGACGCGCCTGATGGGAGCCTGCATCTACTATCTGTACAAGACGAAGGGATACAAGCACTTCTTCATCCTTGCACCCGGAAACACCATCTACGACAAACTGCGCAAGGAGTCCAATCCCGCGCATCCGAAGTACATCTTCAAGGGACTCGAGGCCGAGATGGGCAGACCGCGAGTCTGGGACGGCGAGAACTACGACCAGTACCCGGTCAAGTACGAGCAGGGCTCCCTGTTTGTCGACCACACGTCGGAGATTCAGCTTTTCATATTCAACATCGGGAAGATATTTAACAGTAAGACCGACACGCAGTTCAACTTCCACAAGTTCAAGGAGACGCTCGGCGCATCCTTTGCGGACGTGCTGGCGCAGTTTGACGACCTTGTCATCTGCATGGACGAGGCGCATCACTACTATGCTCCCGCGTCCATGAAGGCCATCAACTATCTGCGGCCGATTCTCGGACTGGAATTCACGGCCACTCCGAAGTCTCCGTCAAACGTCATCTATTCGTATGACGTGGCGCGCGGAGCAGCCGAGGGGTATCTGAAGATTCCCGTCGTCATGGGACGCTCTAACATCGCCGGATACAGCCAGGACGACATCGAGGAGATGAAGATCCGTGACGGACTCACCCTGCACGAGCATCGGAAGACCGTCCTGCGGGAATACTGCGCCAACAATGAGCTCGACTATGTGAAACCAATCGTACTTATAGCCTGCAAGGACACGGAACACGCGAAGAAAATCCGCGCCCTGATAGACAGCGACGACTTCATGAACGGAAAATACAAGGGCAAGGTCATCGAGATCCATTCGAAGCAGACCGGCGAGGAATCCGAGGAGAACGTCCGCCTGCTTCTCTCCATCGAGAGCGCGGCGAACCCGATAGAAATCGTTCTTCATGTCTACAAGCTGAAGGAAGGATGGGACGTGAACAACCTGTTCACCATCATCCCGCTCAACGCCGCTAAGAGCGACATTCTCGCCATGCAGACCATCGGACGCGGACTGCGTCTCCCGTTCGGCGAACAGACCGGCAACGAGGATCTGGACACGCTTGATATCGTGGCGCACGACCATTACCGGGAGCTTGTTGATGAGATCAGGAACAGCGACATCTTCCGCTACCGTGACCTGGACAAGTCCGGTGTCGAGGACTCGGAGTCCGTGGACGTATCGAGTACCTTCGAGGAGGGACAGCTCTCGTTCGTCGACGAGGCAATCACGGCAGCCGGAATCAAGTCCTTCGACCAGGTGCGCAATCCACAGACGCAGCTTGAAATCTATCAGGCATATGTGAAGAACTTCATGGCTTCACAGCAGAAGAACAGGAAGTCCGATGATCCGAATCAGCTGAGTCTTTTTGACGTAGCGCCGGAAGTCATGCAGACCGGGGAAACCCAGGCTGCCTCAACAGCTCCGGATTCAGCCACAGCACCCGCCCCAGGAAACAAGGCAGGCAGCAGACGTCCGATGACGCAGGAAGAGTTCACGAAGACAGTCACCGAGTATTCGGCGAAAGCCATCTCCGTGCCGAAGATCCTCGTGCAGACCACCTCCGAGGTGAAGTTCAACCGGTTCGAAGTGAAGTGTACCATACAGGACTTTGAAATCGCCACGGCGAAAATCGAGCGGTTCGACGCGATCAACCAGCACCTTCTCACTGTCGTGGACGCGCAGGCTCTCGAGGTCGAGGATGCGCGGAATACGCTGGCGTGCATGCTGCTCGACTCCATCAGCGAGCTTTCCTACGATGACGCCGACTTCATCATCGACGTCGTGGAACAGTATCTTGCCCAGATACCCGGCGACGAGGAGGAAAAGAAGAAAATCGTCCGCCGCTACGCCGGACTTATCGTGAATGATATAAAAAAACAGATCTACGCACACATGGACAGAAAGACGCAGGACGTCCACATCGTCCAGAAGGACCTCATCGTATTCCGCAAATTCGTGAAGAACGTGAAGAAAGACGGTCAGGTGCGCTACGACAAGCCGTTCACGGACAAGAGCAACATCAAGAAGTATCTCTTCACGGGATACAAAAAGTCGTACTATCCGGCGAACGCCTTCGACAGTGACACGGAGCGGCAATTCTCCATCATCCTCGAGGAGGACCCGGACGTGATCCGCTGGATCAAGCCGCCGCTCAACCAGCTCGGCCTGTTCTGGAAGGCCGGACAGCAGTATAACCCTGACTTCCTCGTGGAGACAACGACCGGCAAATACATGGTCGAGGTCAAGGCACTCAACGAAGTGAACAATGAGGAAGTCGTCTCCAAGGCACGCGAGGGCATTCGCTGGTGTACCTTCGCCACAACGGCCGATCCCGACCACAAGTCCTGGGAGTACCGTCTGATTTCCGATGACAACATTCATCCCGGAAACACCTGCAAGTACACGCTCGGAACAGCGCATCCGATAAAGGAGGAGGACTAATGGCTGACAAATCCAAGTATGCCGAGGTGCGGCAGAAAATCATAGATGCAATCAGAACCGACCTGATCGGTCCCCTCGAAACCGAGGAAGTGCTGAGCGAGAATCCGCGTTACGCCTACCTTGTCGGCATGCTCGAACCACAGCGCGACGAGAACGCGACGGATGAGAACGAGCAGGAAATCGAAGCTGACATCGACTACGAAAAGAACGAGGACTTCACAGCCGGCGAAGATGACGACAACGAGCCGATATCCACCACTAAATTCCAGCTGCCGTCATCCATCGGCATCAGCTTCTACGTGGAAAACAGTCTCGACGGCATCTGCCTGGATGTGACATGGGGCGACTATGAGAAGTCATCTGAAAAGTACATCGACAAGGAAGAAAAGGAACGCAGTCGCCCAATCTACAGGAGAATCCCCGAGAGCGAAACCGTCCATGTGAAATTCAGCGACTTCGGACGCACAAAGGACTACCCGCTCGTAAAGGATTCGAACGTTCATGTCCATGTGTCAAGGATTCCGTTAAAGAACGGATACTCCCTCGTCACCGCCTATGTCGTGAACAAGCGCAGCAATCCGTCCAGTGACGTCGAGGGACTCATGTTCCAGGTCGGACTCAAAGCACACGCAGAGGACGATTCCGCCGTATTCATCGCCGAGCACATCTGCAGGAACGTTCTCTCCGCTGACGAGTTGTATTTCGAGCAGCGCCCGATCATGGGACGCGGCAGAGGCTGCGCTGCCGTATGGGGAAAGACTGAAAACGGACGCACGGATTATGTGGAAGCCACTTTCATCCCGGAATACGAATATCCCGGCGTCAGTGCCGCACTCAAAGGCTTCTCGCCCACATATTTCTCAACCTGGCAGATGGCAGCGAAGGGTAAGAAAGCGGAAACCATACAGAAGCTGAACACTCTCGCTGACTCGTACGAGAAGTGGATTAATGACACTCTGGCCGGCAGTTCCAGAATGAGCGATCCGAAGTTCGCAGAGAAGGTCGGAAACACCGTCATCGGTCACTGCAGGGATGCCCTTCGCAGAATCCGCGAAGGCATCAGCATCATCGAGACGGATGACATCTCCTTCGAGGCGTTCAGCTTCATGAACAGCGTAATCTACATGCAGAACAGCATCAAGAATTACGCAAAGAAGCATGGGCAGGGAATCGAATGCAACTTCAAGGACTTTGTTGATCCGAGGAACCCGAAGAATGAGTTCGCCTGGAGACCGTTCCAGATTGCGTTCATCCTGATGAATTTGAAGGGAATCGTGCATCCGGAAGACCCGGAACGGGAAATCGTCGACCTGCTCTACTTCCCGACCGGCGGCGGAAAGACGGAAGCCTACCTCGGACTCATGGCATTCACAATCGCCAACAGGCGACTCCGTGCCTCTGAATCTGATGAATACAATCGCGACGGAGGCGTGACCATTATCCTCCGCTACACGCTCCGCCTGCTGACAACACAACAGCGGGATCGCATCACGAAAATGGTAGTAGCCGCCGAGCTTGTAAGACAGAAGAATTATCCGAAGTACGGCACGGAGCCCATCAGCATCGGGTTCTGGGTCGGCGGAGGTGTGACTCCGAACAGATTTGATGACCTTGTAGAGAAGCCGGACAAGCCTTACGAGGCACGGAATCAGAGGAATCTGATTTACAGGCAGCTCCTCACCTGTCCGTTCTGCGGGAAACCACTCACAAAAGATGAGTTTGATATCGATACGGATAAAAAATCAGTGGAGATTCACTGCTCGGACGAACACTGCATGTTCTACAAATACAAGAATCCGGGAGAACGTGTTTCCATTCCGGTCTACCTTGTAGACGAGGAAATCTACGCGAAGTGCCCGACTATCATTCTGTCAACGGTCGATAAGTTCGCAAGGCTTCCGTGGGATGTGAACACGAACACCCTGTTCGGCCGGGTTGACCGTAAATGCAGCCGGGACGGCTATATTGCAATCGGAGCGAAACATCCGAAGCACAGAAAGACGGCTGCTTTGGAGGCAGCGACTATTACTCCGGTGAAAAAGTTCCTCCCACCGGAGCTGATCATTCAGGATGAGCTGCACCTGATCACGGGGCCGCTCGGAACCGTCTACGGTGCGTATGAAACCATCATCGAGGACATGTGTACGCACGACGGCATCAAGCCGAAGTATGTGGTCTCCACTGCGACGATCAAGAACGCAGACAACCAGGCAAAGAGCCTGTATGCCAGAAAGAATACGACACAGTTTCCGCCGAACGGATTTGAAATCGGTGACAGCTTCTTCATACGGGAGATTCCGGTTGAAAAGGAACCGTTCAGAAAGTATGTCGGCATCTGCGCTCCTGGTCAGTCTCTGAAGACCACGCTCCTGAGAACCTACGCCATCATCCTGCAGGACGTCTATAACCTGTCTCAGCAGGAGGAGTGGAAGGACGTCATAGATCCGTATTACAGCCTGATCGGATACTTCAACAGTATCCGTGAACTTGGCGGCGCGGTCAGGCTTCTCCAGGACGATATTCCGAAGCGCATGTATGTGATCAGGAAGAAGTACGAGAATCCAAAACAGCGTTATCTTAATGCAGGCAATAACGTGGAGATCACCTCAAGAATGCCATCCTGGCAGATACCGGAGAAGCTCAGTCAGCTCGAGGTACCATACACGTCCCGAGACTGTCTGGATACAGCTGTCGCCACTAACATGATTGCTGTCGGCATGGATGTGGACCGGCTCGGGCTCATGGTGGTTGACGGCCAGCCGAAGCAGAACTCCGAGTACATTCAGGCGACGAGCCGTATAGGACGTGCGCATCCCGGTCTGGTGGTGACGCTGTACAACGCATATCGGCCGCGAGATCTCTCGCATTACGAGAACTTCACGGGATACCATTCCCAGCTCTATCGCTTTGTGGAGGGAACGACAGCCACGCCGTTCTCCGCAAGAGCGCGCGACCGCGTGCTGCATGCCCTCGTGATCTCTGCGATAAGACTGTTGTATCCGGAAATGGCAAACAATGAGGATGCGGCGGCGATAGGTTCCCTGACGCCTGAGCAGATCAATGCTGTGAAGGTAATGATCCTTGACCGGATAAAGATCGTCAAACCATCGGCAAGAAAAGACGCCGACGACGAAATTGACCAGTTCATTGACTGGTGGAAACTCCAGGCGACGTCAGCCCAGGGCAGACCTCTCCGCTACTACGTCGTGGGCACTGAGAAATACAGCAGGCTCATGAACGGGTATGAGCAGCCTCATATTGAAAGTGAGAAGCCTACGCTGCGGTCGATGCGTGACGTTGAAAGCGCTGCAAACATGTACTACTACGACACGGAGGAATAATATGGCTGGATACGACAACAATAAACTTGGCGAGCTTCGTCCGAACCAGATCATCACGACCTTCGGGCCCGGCTCCATTGTGGATGCGGTCAAGGATTCCGTCACCATTCTCGACATTCCTTACTGGAAAGACAAAGGGATGAGGATCATAGACGGCAGACTTGCTTCCTACCTGAACGTGGATGCCTTCTACATGCCGAGAACATCCTTTGCACATGACATACCGGTGCAATCTTTCCCACGCTGGCATGTATGCTCAAACCTCAAATGCGGACGGCTTTTCGACGCAAGTGAATCATTCAACCTGGAGAAGTATCTCAAATACGGAGTGACCTGCCCGGACTGCGGAGGGAAGGCGTACCCGGCGCGTTTCATCACCATCTGCGAAAACGGACACATGTCTGACTTCCCGTGGAGATGGTGGGTTCATCACGGGGATACTGACTGCAAAGGCAGACTGAGGATGTACTCAACGGGAAACACGTCCACTCTGTCGGACATGTGGGTGGAATGCTCCTGCGGTGCCAGGAGAAGCATGAGCGGTGCAACGCAGGCACAGAATTTCGAAGGACTGTCATGCTGCGGCACGCACCCGTTCCGACCGAACAGCCGACCGGAGCATTGTGAAAAGCCGGTCATCCCCTCACAGCGCGGCGCCTCGAACGTGTACTTCGCCGTGACAAGAAGCGCCATATCCATTCCGCCGTGGATCAATCCGCTGTACAACCTGATAGACGAGCACCTTCGCGATATCGAGCAGGCGAAGAAGATGGCGGTCAGATTTGGAAAAACCGAAGAAGATGGTCTTCAACAGATTTATGAAGAATATTTTTCCAGGTATTCCCGTGAGGACTTCGATGAAGCCTATGAGCGGCGCATGAACAACATCAAGGAATTCACGGAAATCAAGCGGATGGAGTACGAAGCCATAACGCATCACGATGATCCGACCTACCAGTCCAACAAGAAGCATTTCAAGGCCGAAGAAGACGATTTGCCCGACTATTTCAAACGCTACTTCAAGCGGATCATCCGCATAACAAGGCTGCGTGAGGTCCGTGTGCTTCTGGGATTCACAAGGGTTGATTCGCCTGACCCGGATGCGGATGACCAGCCGAATGTCGTCTATCTGACAAAGGGCAAGGACGAACGATGGCTCCCCGCTGTGGAAGTCAACGGCGAGGGAATCTTCATTGAGTTCAACCGGCAGACGCTGGATGAATGGCTGAGCAACCCGCAGGTGAAGAGCATTTCGGAGAAGTATGTCGCTTCGTACCGTGAATACTGCGAATCAAAGGGGTGGACGATTAAGACAGACCGGGATGCGGTTTACGTTCTCATGCACACGTTCTCCCATCTCCTCATCAAACAGATGGCCATGTCATCGGGCTACTCCTCCTCGGCAATCAGAGAGAGGATCTACTTCGGAGACAAGATGGCCGGCATTCTGCTCTACACGGGAAGCTCGGACAAGGAAGGCTCTCTCGGCGGCCTTGTCGAGCTTGGAACAGTGGAACAGATGCAGACGTTGATGCGGGACGCCTTCCAGGAAGCACTCGTCTGCACGAACGATCCGGAATGCATGAGCACGCTCCCCGCCGGCAAGAACTCCAACGGGGCGGCATGCCATTCGTGCTGCATGATATCAGAAACCGCATGCGAAAACGGAAACCGCATGCTTGACCGCGGACTCGTGGTTCCTCTCGCCGGGCGTGAGGAAACCTCGTATTTCAGAGAGCTGGTGAACGATCTGTGTCAGGTGGAGATTTAAAAAGAGAAATACTGCTGAACACCATCAGGGCGGACGCCGCCAATGGAACTGACAACGCGGCTGACATTCTGCGCAGACAGTATCCGGAGTTATCAGCTGATGAAAGTGACGAAATCTCAGAAACGATAAGGGCGGCCATGAACACGGAGACTGCCGACAAGGTATCGCTTGTCGTGACAGCTCCGCCATCATTCAGGATTGACGCAAAGCCCACTATGACTGTTGTACGGTCCATGCTCGAAGGAGCCGGGAGGAACATCCTGATAACGGGATACTCTCTTTCCTCGTATTTCTCCGAGCTGACGGACACCATCATCGACAAGAGCCAGAGAGGCGTGTTCGTCAAGTTCTTCATCAACAACATCGAGAAGCAGCCGGATGTCGACAAACTTCTGCGCTACAAGGGACGCTTTCTCCAGATATACGACTACAGCAACGAGGAAGACAAGATGGCCGCTCTGCATGCCAAGGTCATCTCCGTAGACATGAAGCAGACGCTGATAACATCAGCGAATCTGTCATACCACGGTCAGCAGGGAAACATTGAACTCGGAGCATTGGTTGAGTCGGAGCACACGGCGAAACAGCTTGACGATGTCATGACGCAGCTTATTTTCAAGAAGATATTCAAACAGGTGTGACACATGGAGGTGATGCCGGTGTCTGACGTTTTGACAAGGGAACAGCGGCATCTCAACATGTCGCATATACGCGGAAAGGATACAAAACCGGAGGAGATCGTCAGGAAGTACCTGTTCTCAAAAGGATACAGGTATCGCAAGAACGACAGTCGATATCCCGGCAAGCCGGACATCGTTCTTCCGAAATACCGTACGATGATTTTCGTACACGGCTGTTTCTGGCACAGGCATCCCGGATGCAGATACGCGGCAACGCCATCCACGAACCGCGACTTCTGGCAGAAGAAGTTCGACCAGAATGTTGCGAGGGACAGGAAGGTACAGGAGCAGCTGAAGGCAGACGGCTGGCACGTGATAGTCGTCTGGGAATGCGAGATTTCCAGAAAAGCCGACCGCGAAGAACGGCTGCAAAGACTTGAGCGCCAGATCAGAGAGATTCAAGGAGAAAAATGAGTAATTATGTTAAAAAGATTGTGTCGGACTACTGCGTACTCGACACGGAGACTACCGGCCTTTCCGCCTACTATGACGAAGTGATTGAGATTGGAATCCTGAGAGTGCGCAACGGCGAGATAACTGACCGCTACGAACAGCTCATCAAACCCGAAAATGAGATAGATGGATTCATTACCAGCCTGACGGGAATCACCAATGAAATGGTGGCTGACAAGCCAGCCATTGAAGATGTCAAGAGCGATGTCCTTGCATTTCTTGGAAGTGACATCATAGTCGGTCATAACACCTCGTTCGATGTCCGATTCCTCGCCGCGGGGTTCCATGAGGACATCGCAAACGAGTACATGGATACAATGCAGTTCGCCCGGAAGCTTTATCCCGATTTGCCCCATCACCGCCTCTCCGATTTGTCAGAGTATCTGCACCTTACGAATAACGAACATCGTGCGCTTGCTGACTGCGTTACCACGGAGGAACTGTATGAGGCGATGAAAACCGAAATGGTTCGTAAAGGGCTGGGCATCAAGGATCTGTGGCAGGTAAATGCAAGCGGACACAAGGGAATCGATATAGGAGCAATAACCGCGACAACCGATGACATTGATGAAGACGGTTTCTTCTATGGACGGCATGTAGTATTCACCGGAAAACTTGAGCGCATGGCGCGCAAGGATGCGATGCAGACCGTTGTCAACCTTGGAGGAATTCTTGACAATAGTGTCAATAAGAACACGAACTATCTCATCCTCGGAAACAACGACTACAACGCCGTGCTTCACGGAGAGAAATCCTCCAAACACAAGGAGGCCGAGAAACTGAAACTTGAGGGGCAGGATATAGACATCATAGACGAATTCACATTCTATGACATCATCAATGATGATCAGTGAAGTCTGACTGAACCGTTCAATGATAACCTTGTACATTTCAAGGATAGACAGAACATTTTAATTTCACACTGAACCTTTCAAGGATTGCATAAGGGGTTTCTCGAAGGAGGTGACAAAGCCCGTGATGGCAGCAGGAAAACAGATGAATCAGACCGTTTTTCGCGACCGGACAATTCTCGCCAGAAACGGCAGCAGACGAAGAAACCGCACAGTTACGGGCTTTTCACGCCCTTCATGCACATCACGTCCTTGTATCAAAGATTACGTCTTGTTAGACCCCTGCATGGGCAGCGGACATATTTTGGTTTATGCCTTTGACCTATTGTTAAATATATACGCGGAATGCGGCATCCCTGCACAAAAGGCTG